GTTCTTTGACTGCTTCTTGTTCAGAGGATTCGGCTTCGCCATCTTCTGAGTTTGTGCTAATCTTTTCCAGCAAGGCTTTTACATCTGCTTCTGTAGGACGAGTAAATTTCTCGTCAATAGATTTAGCAGCATCAGCCATAGCACGCTCTTCAGGGGTTAATGAACGGGCTTTGCAACGCAAAACTTGCAATGTATATTCAACATTAAAAGGCAGAGGACCTGTCTTTACACGCTTAAATACAACATCCCAACCTGTATCATAGTCAGTAGGATCTCCTAAATCTTCAGCCGCAGTAACGATTTGCTCAAACAACTTCTTTTTCAAGTTAAGAGCAACAACTTTTTGCGACTTAGGGTCGATACAATTTACAGAATAACTCCAAGAGCATTTTGCTTCTGGGTAGTAATCAGTAACATGATCTTTTTCAACGTTGTCAAACTTTTCTTTTTCACGACTAAATGCCAAACACTCAATAGGAATGTCTTTGTTATTAGTGCCTTTGAGCCAATAAATATATCGTGGAAGAACTCCGCCAATTAAGCGGACTGTGTTTTCGCCATCTTTGTATTCGTAAGATTCGACTTTGTTTGATTGTGCTTTGCCTTTGGTATTTTTAAAGCTAAGTGCCATTTTTAATTTTCCTCGTATTTGAAGTGGATTTTGTTTTCTGTTATTTTTAATAGCGGATTTGATTTTATTGCGTTTATGTCAATATCTGAATAAAAAGATAGGTCTAGATATGCGTAGCCGTAATGTTTATATATGGCGTAAGTTCTACGCCCCGCTAATCGTATGTATTGTGCTTTGTGTACAATATCTGTGCTGGTATCAGTAAATAAGCCCGCAGGGTTTATTAGAAAACTATTACCTTTTAAGCTAAAAATCGGTTTGATTTTACTGTATTGGTTTTTAGGAATAGATTTTCTAATAAAATGCAATCTTAAAGTTTCAACTAATTTTACGGAGTCGCATTGTGTTTTAGACTCAAGCAATCCAAGGTTGAAGAAAAGGGTCATATACTGAAACTTAATAAATATTATACCATTTTGGATATCATTTGACAAGTGAAATTTTATCTACGCTAGCACTTTCCAGCCTTTGCGTAGATAAAGCCCTAACCTATCTGTATTTTGCTTCTTATCGGCGTATCCAGCAAACTGAATGTCTACTATAATTGGGTCTAGTTTACCGTTATGCATTCGCATAATCCTACCAGCAATTTGTTCTAGTAAACTGTCATTTGACATAGGTACTGCTAAAATTACGCAGCTAAGGATGTTGATAGAAATTCCTTCTGAAAATATTTGCCTACTACCAGCAATGCACATTTTTTCTTTGGCAAGGATTTGCTCTTTTGCTCGTTGTCTATCTTCAAAACTGGTTCCCCCAGTAACCAACAAACACGTTTCACCAACATAGTCTTTTACCTTTTCTAAGAATTCTACTCTATCAGCAATAACTAGAACACTATGCCCTTCGGCAACGTGCATTTTAGCTATGTCTGCAATAAATTGTCTGTATTTATCATCTTGAGTAAGGTCAGTAATCTTATCTACCCAAGTAGCATTTGGTTTAAGTGTAATTCCGCTTTTAACCATGTGGATGGTAGGCGGTATAGTATTAGAAGCTGGTGGTTTTAGTACTGTTGTACCAAAATAGTCTTTAAATAATATATGCTTACCATCTTTGCGTATCATAGTACCGCTGAGGGCTATTCTATAACGCGCATGAAAAGCGTCAATTGTTGCTGCAAATGTTGTTGCAGGACAATGATGCGCTTCGTCTAATATAACTGTTCCGAACTCTTTAGATAACTCAGCAGTATGCTTAACTAATGTCTGTATGTTTGCAACTGTAATAAAGTGGTCTTCGTAATCTAAATCACCGCCGCCTATAATTCCGCACTTACAGCCAAATAAAGTTTCAACTTCTTCAACCCACTGATCTCGTAGTGCGGCAGTATGGGTAATAACTAATGTTTTTTGCCCAAACTTTCTGGCAAGGTGTAAAGCTGTAAAAGTCTTGCCCCAACCTGGTAAAGCATTTATAAAACAAGTACCTTCTACTTCATTGTAGATTGTTTGCTGGTCTTCATATAGCCCAAACTTAGGGACAGGAAAAGGGGCAGGAACTAAAACTCGTTTATCTATGATTTCGTAATCTTGTGGTATTAAATCCGTGCGGCCTTGCGGAATAGAAAGAATACCCTTGATTAACGACTTATAGTTTTTAATTGTTTCAACACTAGCAAACTTCTTTGATCCAGTGTCTTTGTGAATTTTGTAAGTAAGCGACTTAATTACGTGTTTAGTATGCTCTACACCTGGATTATCTAAGTATATTCTATTTGATATAACTGCTTTTGCCACTATACTAGTCTCCACGTATCTTTTTGAGGATATTCATAGTAGCCATAAAATAGGTAGCTATTATCCATATATAGTACCCCTGCATACTGGTGATAGCTTTCAGGTTGAATCATAGTTTTGAATCTATGAGCCACACCTTCTAATTCTAATACACACCCTATGCCATCCGCAGGCAGTACTTTACTAATCTTCTTTGTTGTCAGTTTGGCGCGCGTAGATTTTTTATGTTGAAAAACCTGTCCATGACTGTCTATAAACCATGTTGTTGATTTTGCTAACTTAATAATATCTACAAGAAAGTATACTGCTGAACTTATAGGAAACAACGTTGCTTTACCTTGCAAAGCGAGTCTACGTAAACCTAGAGTTGGCTTACTTATTGACTTATCGTCTACGAACCTATAGTTTGTTGTGTGTTCAGCAGTATCCTTATCACTATATTCTGATTTATAGTATACTATGCCGCCATCTTGTTCAGGCTGTTTTTCACCCAACCTGAATACGGGAAATACTATTTCCTGTAGTTTCATAGTACTCCTCCCATGAGCCAAAACTATAGTCCTCACCAATATCTTGGTCAACTCCAATAGGGAATCCAGGAATACCACAACCCCAATCTTGTTGTGTGTTGCGTTTTAAAATTTCACAATACTGTTCTACGTGCTCTTCTTTAACCAGTGCCACAATCGAGTCGTGTACAAGCATAAAGATTTTAGCGTCAATATTGGCTTTAACAATATCGTTAGCAGTGCCCATAGCACCAAGCAAATTAACATCACTAGCAAGAGACTGGACTTCAGCATTAATGCCGCTACGTACTTCGTGAGCTGCAATACCTTTATCACTAGAAAATACATTAGGAAGACGACGCTTTCTACCAAAATAGCTATAAGTATAACCATTTTGTTCAATAAAGCTTTTACGCGTATCCAACCAGTTTTTAAGTTTACTAAACTTCTTAAAATATTGCTTAATATCATCTCTAGCCCTGTCTACTGGGTACTCTTCACCAGTGGCTTTTGATACAGTTTGAGATACTTTGTTAGCACCTGATCCGTACAAAATACCAAAAGAAATAGCTTTAGCACTTTGACGCATATTGCCGTACTTTTTCTTTACATCCTCTACCTCACAGGGCAAATCAAACACCATTTTAGCAATAGTTGAGTGGAAATCGCCTCCAGTAGAGAATACTTCTTGTAGTTTCTTGTCGCCTGATAACACAGCAGCATAATACATCTCTGCTGTGGTCAAGTCTTGCGAAACGATCTTAAAACCCGCTGGAGCTTTGATGCAACCTTTGATAATAGGATTGTCGCGAGGTATTTGCTGAGCGTTGAACTTCCCAGAACTACTAAGCCTACCGCTAGTAGTAAATATAAGATTAAAATTTGTACGTATGCGACCATCACGATCAAGTTCTGGTAGAATCTTTGAAATATATGTGTTTTGGATCTTTCCAAGTTGTCGCACCTTTAAAATCGCCGCAGGGAGTGGGTGCTCCTCTGACAACTGTTCAAGTACCTCTGCATCTGTTGAGATTGCACCTGTAGCAGTTTTCTTTCCAGTGGGGGATAAACCAAGATAGTCAAAAAGAACAACGCGTAACTGCATAACACTATTGGGATTAAAGATTTTTCCAGTATCTTGCTCAAAACGTTTAACTTCTTCAAAACCATACACCACTTGCTTAGCTTTCTCAATTTCTTCATCAAGATAAAGATTAGCAGCAGCCATTCTCTCTTGACTAATAGGGATTCCTACTTCTTCCATATCCATTAGGAATAATGTACCAGGAACCAAAATCTTTTCGTATACATAACGCAATTTATCGTTGTTTTGTACAATGGGCCAAAACTTCATGAATAAGTCATAGGTTACAGCAGTATCAATACTAGCATAACGACTAATAGTATCAAATGGGATAAGGTCATAAGTAAAGTCGTCTTGTAAGATGCCGTTACTGGCACAATACGATTTTTTAAAGTCGTCCAGTTCACTATCATAGTCTCCGTAATCTGTATACTTAAGTGCTAGCGGTTTTAAACCATGACTATCGGTTTCATCCAATACATAGTGCATAACCATTGTGTCGTGTACTCGACTACGATCAAATGTTAAACCTAAGTGATAGGCTAACATTTTGTAATCAAACTTCATGTTGTGAAACACAATAGTAAAAGTATTACAAATCTTTTGCAATAATTCTACACACTCTTCATCCATTGCATCACATAAAATGTAACGACCGTGCTTAGACTTATAGCTAATAGAAACGCCAAGCACATATCCATCACGAGGATAAAGCCCAGTTGTTTCAGTATCTAGTGCTACGTACCCTTGAGCATTATTAATAACTTCTAGTAAGAATTCACGGGCTTCAGGAGTACTGTTAATGCCTTTAAAATCGCCTTCTGTAGCAGGGCGTAACGTGCCTTCCATATACTTATGAATACGATCACAAGCACGTTGAAAATCTGGTTTACCTTCTGGCTTAAAAGCCAGCATTGCAGGGTTTGAAATAGCAATGAATTTATCTGCAACTAATTGGCCCGCCATATTAGTTACTGAAGTAATTTTAGCATATTCTTTAGCAGCTTCTGCGCCTACAAGAATAACGTAATCATAAGGTTCTAAATCTATTTCTAAGTCTACGTCTTTTTTGAGTAATTTAGTAATAGGAACTGAACTCATATGATAGTGATCGAAATCAAAGTTAAAGTATTCTTTATACTTTGTACGATTAGGAGCTTTGTCAATTAATGCAATTTTCATTTAATACTTTCTTATAGCGTATTTGGCTATTATTTGGTTATATATTCTGCAATCGAATTTACATCATCTTGTGATAGTTCGCCTGGGTCACTACCCTCAGGCAATTTAACAATCTCTACAATAAAATTCTCAGCTTCAATTAATGGTTTTAATGCTTTAGCAGCCTTATCGCCTGCTTCGTCGCCGTCAAATAAAAGATATATGTGAGTAATACCTTGTGCTTTAAACGGCAATAGTTTTTGTTTTGTGTCATTTTGTAAAGTGTTTGTGCCAAAAGCACATACTACATTCTCTAAACCTTTGTCATAAAGATTTAACATATCAAACACGCCTTCTACAATTACCATTGATTGATAACCGCTTGGAAGATATGCAGGAAATACTGGCATCTTAACACCACTTGGATAGTTAATATATCTAGGATTTCCGTTTGATAACGTGTGCCTGCCTACAAATACTACTATTTTACCAGTAATATCTTTAACAGGAAATATAATTCTGTCTACAAGTTTTTCTACTATGTTAGTGTAGAACGCACCAAAATACTTTAATGTTTGTGGACTCACTCCACGGAACTGCTTTAGGTAAGGAGTATGCCCGTTAGGTAACTCTAATCCCAAGTGACCTGTTTTTAGCTCATTTAATTTTTCCTTGAGAGCCGCAATCTTCATAGGTACAGGATTAGTAAAAACCCCATAATATTTAAATAAGTTTGTTTTAAAGCCACAACTAAAGCAGTGAGCAACACCAGTAACTTTGTCAACACGAAAACTAGGATTAGAATCCTCGTGATCTGGGTTTAAGCACTTAATAAGGTAGTCGCGGCCGGACACACTAAATGCTAAACTGTTTTTATTGATTAGTTCTAATACTGGATCGCTCATTTTAGTTCCATGGTAAGTCAGATGCTGTATCGTCTTGTTTTAAATCGTCGGTCTTGGTCTTTTTCCCAGCTTTCTTAACAACTTCCTTAGCGGCTGGTTTATCCACTGATTGTGGGCTAATGCGTAAGGTATCCCAGTCAATCGGGCACGTAAATGCCATTTCCTTGCCACCACGTATTTTTGTCGTTTCAAAGCTGATCGCGTTAGTCTCTTTATCGTGCGCTTCCATTGTAAGGGCGATATCTGCTGCATCCAAGATGCCCTTGGCAAATCTCGCCTCACCTGTGGCATCGATTTGGTACGGTGATACCATAACGATCTCGTACTTTCTCGCAAGATTTTTGAGCTTCTTGGATATTTCAATTTGGGGTTTCCAATCAAACTGGTCTGCACCTTCTAGCACAATTTGGTTAATGTAGTCAACTACCACAACTTTTAGTTTATCACCAAACTTTGCTTTGGCTTTGCCAATGTGCAAGTCGATGCTACTTAGGGTCAGGTCACGATCATCGACAATAATCATTTGATTATCTACTTTAAGTAAGTGGTTTCGTACTAAGTTTTCTTCAAATTTAAATCTGTCACGATGACGCATAAACTCTGTAATAGTAGTATCAGCATCTTGGAACATACCTGCTCTAGCTTTTACTACACGAAGAACTTCGTCATCTGTTAGTTTATGTTGTTTTAAGTTTTGTAGGTTCACATTAGCTAAAATAGCTAAGTTGCGTTCCATTGTTTCTTGTGCAGTCATCTCAATAGAGAAATAAATACTGCTATTACCAGACTCGTATTGATTAACGAATATATTGCTACTAGTAATAGATTTTCCAGATCCTCGTTTACCCCCAATGAGAATGAGTTCTTGGCGAGCCACACCGCCAAGCACGGCATCAAAAGTGTTATTAAGCCCAAGATACACACGTTCTTTTTCCAATTCGTCAGGATGGCGAAACATCATCATGTCAGCCATAGTGAAAACTTTTTCACTAGTATGAGTCTTTTCTTCTATTGTTAATGCTATGTTTGCTAAGTTATCTTTTATTTCGTTAGAATCGTAAAGCGGTAGTTTGTCTACAAATTTGTCTAATAATTTTACCGTTTCATTTTGTGTATACTGATCGATTAACGCATCAAGCGCAACCTCAGCTGAAACGTCAGGAATCTCGGTTAAACGGAGAGTTGCTAACGTCTTCGACGCTGGACCCTCCCTTAAGGTTATTTCGAGATCGTCAAATGACGGTACAGCGCTGTATTTTTCGTAATACTTATTTATAGCACCGTACAAGGAAGAGTATGCAGCGTCCAGAAATACTAATTTGAGTTTAGCCCAGATATCTAGGTTTCTCTCAGTTAGCAATTTATTTAAGACTACTGCTGATGTATCCAAGATTACCCTACTTTCGATTCGTTATCAATAATAACTTGGTCAATAATTTCTGTGATTTTATAGAGAACAGACTCTCTTAATTTTTTAATATCTTTTTGATAAACAGTATCTTTGTCATATAGTATACTCAACTGCTCATGCGTAATTAGTTGTTGTAAGCCAAAATAGATATGATCGTATGCCATCGTAGATTCGGGCATAATTTCTATTTGTACAGCTTTGCCGTAGTTGTGAACAGCTTGTTTGACAACTTCTTCCATTGTAAAGGAGTCGTTGTCATGATATGTAAGTGTAACTTTCATTCTCGACTCGCTAAAGTAAAAAAGGTCGGGAGCTTTTTGAGAACTCCCGACCAATCGTTTTTTATAAAACTAGATTAAGCAGCAGCTTTGGCTTCTGCTTTAGCTTTCTTAGCTGCACCATC